TTTGCATTTAAGTAAGCCATAATTTATCATTTTATTTGGCCCCAATTAGGGCCTGATTCATAGTCTACCTTGTTAGGTACTTCTAAGTCAACAGCAGACTCCATAATTTCTTTTATTTTATCTGCATTATTATTTACTGATATATCAAGTTCATCATGCACTTGTATATGTGGTATGATACCCTCTTTGTATAAATCAACCATAGCCTTTTTTGTCATGTCAGCTGCTGATCCCTGTATCAATTTGTTTAGTGCCTTGTAGGTAAACGCCCGTTTGATCCCTGGTCCGTGTTCCGCGAGTGCATCTTCGTGAGATAATGCTTTGTGTATCCCGAACTGATTAGGCTCCCACAAATTAAATCTACATCTTCGACCTAGTAAAGTTCTAACTCTACCTTTGTCTTGTGCTCTACGCATTACACTTTCCATTAACATTTTTACAAATGGTACTTTGTCATGATAAGTTCTAAACAAATCTTCCGCATCTTCTTTAGATACACCTAACTCTGCCTGTAATTTATTTTTACCCATACCATAAAACAAACCTAAATTAATTGTCTTAGCTTGTGATCTTGGTATGTTAGCCATATCTGATACAATCTGATGAAAGTCTGCTTCACCTTCATTGTATGAATCTAATACTTCGTCAACACCATACAATCCATCGAGAGCTGCGTAGTGTGTAACTAGACGTGGTTCTTGTTGTGAGTAGTCAAAGCAACCCCAGGTACAACCTTCTTCTGGTATAAATAAACTTCTGATCCGTGGTCCAAGTTCCTTGTTCCTAGCTGGAATCTGCTGTAAGTTTGGATTATTGTAACTGAATCTACCAGTTACAGTACCACCACTATCTGATCTAATCTGATTTATCTCTGCATGTATTCTACCTTTATGTTGATGCTTTAATATGGTATCAATGAATGTAGTATGAGATTTATTTATTTCCCTAGCACGAGCTATTTGTTTCACCACTGGGTGAGGATGATTCTGCAGAAAGTTTTTAGTGAATGATGGAGAACTTGTTTTTGCGGTTAAGTCATATGGTAGGTTCAGTTTTTGAAAGACTTTCTCTATTGAACGTGCAGCCCATATTTGAACATCTACTGATGTTTCTTTTTTTACTTTGTGTAAGCATTCTTTTTCTTCTTCTATTAATTGTTGCTTCAATCCGTATGCTGCTTCAGTATCTACACGCACACCTAAAAAACGCATATCAACAAGGCAAGGAAAAAGTTCTGTCTCTAGTTTAAATATATCTTCTACGTCTTCGTGATACATTTGTTTTTTCATCTCTTGCCAAAGTTTTAAAGTTAGATCTGCATCTTGTTCTGCGTACTCACCAACATACATAGCTGGTAGTTTGTACATCTCTGCTTTGTGATCTACACCCCATAGGTCTGCAGTTTCTTTCAATACAGCCTCGTTTTTGCCTATTCCGACGTAATCACGACCCAGACTACCTAAATCGTATCGAAAGCGATTCTCGTCCACGAGAGAGCCAGCAATCATGGTATCTACTATGACACCATTAATTTTAAGGCCTGCAGCACGTATAAAACATACGTCATACATAGCGTTGTGAAATATCTTAACCGCGTCTGTATTTAGTACATCTTGAAACCATTTCATAACCATGTTCTTGTCCATGTTGCCACCACCTTCGTGTGCAATAGGATAGTAACCTTTCCAATCTTGTACAGCTACAGCTATACCAACTATATTACTTCGACCCGTTATAGATCCAGAGCCCATAGTTTTAAGATCTGGGTCTTTTGTTTCTAAGTCTATTGAGATCTCATCATACTTTGATAGATCAGGAAAGTCTTGTGGTGGTAGCCACTCTGTCTGTGGTTTAAATATTGGCTTCATGAATAATCCCTCTCCAGTATCATTTCTAAATAATGTATTGCCTTCTTTATATCTTGCTCTTTCCCTTTCGACTGATGTCGACAGATGTACTTTATAGCATTACCTTCTGCAAAAAGCAATTTGTTTTCGTTTATGAACTCTGCGGGCTGAATTTTCATAGAGCGATAATGCTTCCCGCCTACCTGCTCTTCTAGTGAATTGTATGTTGTACCTTTAAATAAATCTTTAGATGTCATATGCTTTTCTCCTTTTTGGTTCCATTATAAATAAATTTTTTTCTGTTCTAGTGCACGCAACGTAAAACAATCTGTGTGTATCATCTGGATTATCCATATATTGTTCATACGCTTTTCCTGATAATTCTGGAAATATTACTACGTTTTCTCTTTCATTACCTTTTACTCCGTGTATTGTAGAAACACTTATCCTTGGTGTGCCAGATAAATCTTCTCCTGCTTTTGTTAACTTTAATATTTTTTTTACATCTAAATCACCTAATTCATCTAAAGCCTCTTGCCATTCTGCTTCTGTTTTTAAACCATATTGAATTTTTAATGTATGTATGTCATAATATTTATCTTTAGCCATAGCGTTAAATAATTTTTTATCCCAGTTTTTATTCATCTTATTAAATATTTTTTTACAATCGCCGTAAGGCAAAGGTACACCAGTTCGTAGTAGATTCCATTTTTGTATTATTTCATAAACATTTTTAACTCTTGGCGTTGCATTTCTTCTTTGCCAATATAATTCTTTTTCATCTAATATATCTCCTATGTCTTCAAACATATAATTTGCTGTTGTTAATATTAACCACTCGCCTTTTGTAAAATCTATTTCGTGTAAAGTTCCACAATGTCTTACTGATCCATCTTCATCTTTTGGATAATATTCTTTATCAACTCTATTTGTAATTTTTTTTATGATTTTATCTGCAACTTCAAATGGTTTTCTTGGAACCCTGTGTGATTGTTTTAATACTCTTCGTTTGCCTTTTAAATTTATAAAAGTGTCAACATCAGCACCATTCCATTTATAAATACCCTGATCATCATCTCCTGTAACAACAGAATACTCCGCTTGTTTTTCTATTTTTTTAAATAAATTCCATTGTATTAAACTTAGATCTTGTGCTTCATCTAAAAATATTATTTTAAACTTAGGTGGAATATATTCTATTTTTTGATTTGTTTGTTTATCAAAATATCCATTTACATATCTCTCTAACATATCATCAAAATCCACCATAGATTTTTCATCTTTATATGTTTTTAAACCATCAAAAATAATTTTTAATTTATTTCTTTTTATTAATGTATCATCAGATACATACTTGTCATAATATTCTATTGGATCAAACATTAATGCTCTTGCTTTATGAATTAATTGTAGATACGGATTATCTGAATTAAAAACACCCTCATGATCTTGATCTTGAGTATAACCACCCTCTATTTCTATTTCTAAATCGTTGCCTAATTGTTTATAATGTTTTGACTGCATAACTCTTGTTCGATCTAGTCCTATTTGAGTAAAACAAAATGAATGTAATGTTTGAAAAAATGGAAATCTATTAACAGGTTTATTAAATTTTGCTGCCGCTCTATCTCTACCTACTTCTGCTGCATTTTTACTAAAAGTAAAATACCCTATATCCTCCGGCTCTAATCCAAATCTTAAAAATATTTCTATTGTTTTTAAAAGTCTTTCAGTTTTTCCAGTTCCCGGTGGTCCAAAAGTTATTCTTCTCATTAATAATTGTCCTTTTTTACTTTTGGTTTATGAGTTTCTACCCATTTATCAAACCTATTTATTACAAAGACAGATAGTTTATGTTTACCCACTCGTTTGGTTGTACAATTAAAATCATCTTTCAACATTTGTGATGTTCTTTGATATGGCACCTTCCAATGTTTTCTAGATAAATAATTGTGAAAAAAGTTATCAAATACAAAATGATGAGAACCTTCTTTAGTAAAAGTTCCACCATTTTTTAAATCTTCAAAATCATCTTTTTGAACCCTGTTAACACAATAGTCTTCTAAATAATTACGTAAAATATCTTTTGTACCTGTGCCTTCTGCTGGTTCTGTTATTTCTGCATTCTCCAACAATATATTTGTAAGTTTCTTCCAATCATTTGTTTTTAATGTTGGTGGATTAAATCGTAATTGTTTTACACATTCTTCTTGAAACAAACTTTGGTTTGTTAAATGTTTTGCAGAGTCCAGGTATAGTCTATCACCATCTACATTCATGTAATAGTATGGTTCTTCTAATGCAACAACTTGTAGATCTGTAAGATTAGGAAATGTTATCTCTTGTCCTATACCAAACTTTCTAGACTTGCATAATTTTTTATCACACAAACTACACATAGGTTGATCATTACATTTGTAACCCCAATCTTTTTTCTCGTGTTGTTTTGTTATAATGTTTACTTCTATGTCTGACAATGGTTGTGCCATTGCTGACTCGTTAAATAATATTAATTTTGTTTTCCAATTTTCTGGCCACTTAGACTTTGCATACACACCATAATGAAATAGTGCATTGTTTCTGCCACCCTCGCCTACTTTGTTTTGTACCATTAGTTCTACACACGGTGGTCCATCAGAGTATGGTGTCTCTGGTCTTTTAACTTCTATTGTGCTGATGTCGTCTTGTTTATATCTTTCTTGTAATTCAAAAAAAGCATCTAGTGTAGCAGCTTCGCCATTCTCGAGAAAGGCATATCTTGTTGTGCTACTACAATTAAAATATGGTAAATTTAAAAAATTTCCTGTATCATCTTTGGATTTTAATTCTCTTTGCTTTGGAAATACTTCTGATCCACCATAACCTAATACAGATCTTATCTCATTAAGTTTATCTTGCATCAAACTTGCAGACACATAATCTTTTGTAAATAAAAATACATGTGCACCACCTGATTTAGATCTACATACTATTAGTGGTAATTTAAATTGTTTAATTTTGTTTATAAGTTTCTGATGATCAAAGCCTGCGTAAGAATCTATATCAATACATCCCCACTTACATTTGTTGTCATCATTAATTGGTATGACACCTAGACTATCTATTCCGTCTAAATGTTTTTGCCATAATTCGTTTGTAACTGGTTCTCTCTTAACAAAGGATTTACCTTTCACCTTTGTACCATTACCATTTGATTCACCTACAATAGTGACACCATGTGCACGGTCCAATCCTTCAAATATATTTTTAAACTTCTCAATCATATATTATAAGTGGGCGTCTCCACTCTCGCTTAGACGCCCACTACCTAGGATCTAGTAATTTGAATTAGACTTTGTAGTCTCTTCTGTACCGTGTTTAGCTTGGATCTCACCCTTACCTACAGATTCAGCAAAAGCTTTTGCCATATCATAGATACTTTTATCTGTGACTGGTCCTGCCTTTGATACATCCCAACCAAACCATGTTCCTTTGTCATTAGACATCTGAACAGTAGATAGATTATAAATGTGGCTGTAAGTTGGCGGAGTAAACAAACCATTTTTACCCTGCATTTTAATACCCATCATCATTGAGTTCCATTTTCTACTAACTTTAAGTTGAGTAGACTTCATAGAAATCAAAGCTGTAGATGGATTATCACCAACAGTTAATACAAAGTGACTTGCAGTATTTTCAAGATAGTTACCATTTGCTAATCTATCTTTGTAGTCTTTACCTCTAGTGGTTTGACTTACTATATCACTGTCTGCCTCGTGAATTGCAACAGGTGCACCAGTGCTGGTACCTCTGTCTTGCCATTCAATGTATTGTCTTTTGTAAAAGACTGGTACGACTTGTAATTTATCGTACAACTGATTAGTTACAGTGTTTATTATTTTGCCTGGCTCTGCGCCCTCGACATACTTACCATCTCTTTTGTTTACCTCTGGAGATAGTTGGCCCAAAATTTTTAAGAAAGGCAACGCAAGATCCTCTTGCGATATATTTTGAGCGCCTTTGTTTGCATCAGCTTCCATATCAAATGTTGCTAATGCTCCTTCTTTTTTTGTTGCTACTTGGTCCATGTTTATTTG